TTTGGAGCCGTACCGCCACATGACACGTAACGAGGTGCAGGGCTTGTATGACAAGAACCTTATCACTATCGAGGAGCTGCTTATCAAGCTGAACTTTGCAGACTTCATTCGTAGGTTTGAGCGAGAGAACATGAACATCATTACCTTTGGCGAGAACATCGACTACGATAAGAAGATAGACACTATTAAGGAACGTCTCACGGAGTATGCCCGTGAGATAATCCCACAAACAAAAGTAAAACCAGTAACAGAATAGCGTTATGACAAAACAGACCCAACAGATGCCGCTTTTGATGATAATCGGCGACATCGCACACCTGACCGATAAGGAGGTGGAGCAGATTAAGAAATACATCGTGTTAGACACCATCCTCGATGTGCAGTTCAAGGACGCCTCAGGCGAGGTTATGATACCTACTGGTGTTATCCCCGAGGTGCTGGCCGATGATGGCTCAGTAACCAGCAATGCCTACGTTACCGTTATCAAGAACGGCTCTATCGTCAAGGCAGAGGTAACCGAGAAGCTGAGTGCTCCCGTTATCAAGGGCACCAGTCCTTATGAGTTATCAACAAAGGTAAGTATCGAGGCTCGAGAGGGCTGCGACATCTTCTACACCACCAATGGCGATACTCCTACAAAGGACAGCACACCTTATGAGGGTGAGATTACCATCACTGAGACAACAACCATCAAGGCTATCGCCATCAAGGATGAGCTGGAGAGCGATGTGGCAAGCAAGACCTTCACTGAGGTAACACTTGCACCTGTAATCGCTGGCACCACTCCTTTCGATAGTACCACAGAGGTAACAATCACAGCCTCTAAGGATGCAGCTATCTATTACACTACCAATGGTGATACCCCGACAACTGAGAGCACAGAGTACACCGAGGCTATCACCCTCGATGCTACCACAACCGTTAAGGCTATCGCAGTGCTGGGTGGTACTACCTCAGACGTAGCAAGCAAGACTTTCACTAAGTCATAAATATGTTTCATTTTTAATTCTAATGTGTTATGAGAGTAAAATTTGGTAATGCGACCAAGGATGTGCCCATCGTGGAGGTAACCGCAGAGAACTACATCGTTCCCCGTGGTGAGGAGGACACATACCACTGCAAGATTGAGCAGACGCAATTCAATCCACGTAACGGCAAGCGACTGAGCAAGCCACGTATTCAGAAGTTCGATGCGAAGATGTACCCGCAGGTAGCCCGAAACTTGCGCCAGCAGGGATGGGATATCGAGGTGCTGTACGACCCATCGGAGTTCCTCGCAGAGCGAGAGGCAAAGCGTGCAGAGTTGCGAGACCTTACCTTTAAGCAGCGTCAGGAACTGGCAGCCAAGCAAAAGCAGGCAGAGAAGCAGGCACTCAAGGATGAAATTCTTGCAGAGCTTAAAGCAGCCGGAATGCTGAAAGCACCAGCCAAAGGTGGTAATGGTTCAAAGGGTGGCAAGAAAGGCGGTAAGACCGATACGCCTGAGACACCTGATAATGCAGAAGAAAAATAATCGGTCATAATTAATCAGAGGGTAAGATTATGATTACTATTGAGATGTTGGCGGCAGATGCCGCACTTGCAGGGCTTACAGACGAGCAGAAGAACGCTATCGCCCTTATGTCGAAGAACGATGAGGAGGTTACCATTGGCAACCGCTTCCGTGAGGTTTATAACCGCTTAGACGAGAGTATCGCCAAAGAGACGGGCATACCTCGCAATGGTGATGAAAAGACCTACAACTATTTGGAGCGTGCAGCACGTCAACTGGCTGCAAAGGCCAACAGCGTTGATGGTCTGAACACCAAGATAGCGGACCTGACAAAGGAACGTGATAAACTCAAGCAGCAGGTAGCAGAGGGAGGCGATGAGGCAACCCGTAAGCAACTGGCGCAGGCACAGAAAGACCTCGATGCAGTACGTACCCAGTACGACACGCTCAAGGCTGATTTCGACAAAGCCAAGACAGATCACGCTGCTGAGTTACTCGGAGTACAGATTGATAACGTTCTCGCTGGTGCTCAGGCAGGTTTGAAGTTCAAGGCTGAGTTCCCTCAGGCTGCAACCGATACACTGCTGGCTCAGGCTCTTTCAAAGGTTAAGGGTATGAACCCCGACTTTATAGACGATGGCAAGGGCGGCAAGCGACTGGTGTTCAAGGGTGAGAATGGAGAGATTGCCCGTGACCCTGAGAACCACTTAGAGCCATACACCGCTGAGGCATTGCTGAAAAAGGAACTGCGTGCGATGGGTATTCTTGACGAGGGCAGAAAAGCCGCTGGTGCAGGAACAGAGCCACCAAAACAGCCATTGCAGGGAGGTGCATCCGTTGACGTGTCGATGGCACGCACCCAGCAGGAGGCAGATAACATCATCCACAACCAACTGAATGCTCAGGGCTTAGTAAGAGGCTCAAAGAAGTATCAGGAGGCTTACGATGCAGCATGGAAAGACAACAACATTAACACTCTCCCAATTAAATGAGTACAATTAACGAGCAAAGGGTCAGCTCATAAGTTTCACAATTAAAACATTATACAGTATGTCATTAGTAGCAACCCGACTACAGAATTGGCGAATCGAAAATCCCGAGTTGGACCGTAATATGTTTCGCCCATTGGAGTATGGAGCTTTGGACTTCTTCATTGAGCAGACCGATGCCCCTAACTCAATCATCAATGCGAACCTGCGTGACCGTGCTTTCGCAAGCATCGGCAACACCGTTCAGGTTCCAGTAATCAACTATGATGGTGATGTAACCGTCAGCAATGTGCGCTCTTGCACAATCAATGACGATGAGAACACCTCAGCACTCTACACCGTAGTGTGGACCACTTATGCCGTTGGCTTTACAATGGTACCAACATTGTATATGAACAACGAAATCGACTATCAGCACGACTTCCAGCGCAAGATGGAGAAGATTTGCCGTGCCCTCGCTACCACCCTTGATAGTGCTGCAATCTCCGCACTTGAGGCCGCCAAGACTCAGGTATTCAAGGATACATTGCAGTATCAGGTATCAAGTAACGTTATCAACGTGCCTACACAGATGGCAAGCGAAATTCTCGGTGATTTGAACCCAATTATGCGTGCCAACGCTTATCCTGAGACTATCCACCTCATCGGTAATGCTGGTGTTGACAGCCTCATCCGCAAGCTGGCTCAGCATGGCGTTTATAATGATGTCAACAAGCGCATGGAGTATGATAACAAGGTCCTGCACTACACCACTCAGCTTGCCAACGCCTCGGAGAAGATTGGCACCCTGTATGCCGTAGCTGATGGTAACGTGGGTATCCTTACCCGTGTTGACCGTGAGGCCCTGCGCCGTGCAAGTGCTAACTTCCATGAGTGGGATGTTGTACGCCTGCCATTTATCGACCTGCCAGTTGGTAGCCATTACTATACTGCCGTTGGTGACCAGTCAGGTATCGCAGGTGATGCAAGTGCTGATATGACATGTAACGTTAAGGAGTACTTCGGTTTCTCTGTTGATGTTGCTTATATCATCGCTTACAACAGCGCACCTGAGACCGTAGCGAACCCAATCATTAAGGCGCAGATTGCTGCACCTCAGCAGAACACCCCATTTGCAGCACAGCCTGTATATGTTACCAACTCTGCTGACTTTGATTTCACTACTTAGTCGTGAGGTATAGAGTTCTCCACAACTCTACATAACAACGTTAGCGAGGGATGGGGCAGAGGATATCCCTATCCCTCGTAACTTTAAAACCAAGTAAGCAAGAAAGATGATACGCATAACAGAAATACAAGATGCACTACTCCACCTTGTAGGATGGGAGCAGAGTTTCGACCCACAGAAGCAGATTGATGCAGCCCTTACCGAGAGCGAGAGCGGCCTTACCTACCAGCAGGCACACCCGATGGTAACACTTGAAAATATCCGTGCTATCATGCCCGAGAGTTACATGTATCAGTACCCAGCATGGAACAAGGACACCGAGTACAAAAAAGGTGATAAGGTCAGTGCAAGCAATAAGGTGTGGGAGAGCACACAGAACCACAACGAAAACAATACACCCGCAGAGGATAGCGAGTATTGGAAAGAGTATGATTTCGTTTCTGTATGGCTTGAGCGTTTGACACGTTCGGCTATCGCAAAGGTGGTGCAGACGTTCCTTACACAGAAAAGCCTTTTGCGTGAGAGCAAGACACTGCTTGAACGTAGAAGCCTGTTTGATGGTGCAGGGCGGTTGGATAACACTATAATCAACGGACAGAGGTTAGTCGGTATGGAGATAGTACCAGCCTATTCGATGGGTGTAACCACCAAGATTGAGCGTATCGGCTTGCAGATGACTGGTGCCACGGGTAAGGTAACACTTTACATCTTCCACAGCTCACAGAAAGACCCGTTTAAGGTTATCGAGTTCGATGTGGTAAAAGGCAACGGCACGATGGAGTGGAAAACCTTGCAGGACTGCTATCTGCCTTATATGGGCGATACGGGTGCGTGGTATGTTGTTTATAATCAAGCTGACCTGCCAGCAGGCATGGAGGCTGTAAACGTTACTAAGGACTGGAGCCGTGAGCCGTGCGGCACTTGTAACCGTGGCAGCCTTGAGGCGTGGAGAGCACTCACCAAGTACCTGATGGTATCACCTTTCAAGGTTAATGCGCTGGAGACGTTCGAGGAATATCCCGAACTTTGGGACATCGAGGAGAATACGTACACCAACACCCACAACTATGGTCTGAACATGGAGTTAAGTGTTGGCTGCGATTTGACTGATTTCATCATCCGTGAGCGTGCTATCTTTGCAAACTGCTTGCAGTTACAGATGGCAACCGATGTTTTGCGTACATTGGCATTGAACCCACAGGTGCGTGTCAATCGTAATCAGAGCAACGCCACCACGGGCGATCTGCTTTATGAGGTGGATGGTAACCCACAGGGAAGAAAGACTGGGCTGGGAGCTGAGTTAAAAGCGGCTTATGAGGCTTTGGATTTAGATACCCGAGGTATTGACCGTATCTGTCTTACCTGCAAACCAACGTTTGTTAAATATACCCACGTTTAAACTTTTGTGCTATGACTATTTATTCGTTGTTGGAAAATGCAAAGGCCGTTAGGGATGGGCTGCAAGGACAGCTCGTCCGTGATGTGCTGGAACGTCATGGCGATGAGATAGTCGAGCAGCAGAAGATACAGCTCCTTGAGGGAAAGAACAGCATGGGTGAGGACATACACCCGTTTTACACGGAGGATGTAAAGCCCAATGGCTGGTTCCGTTCTGTCGATAGTGCAAAGCGTTATGCAGACTGGAAACAGACTATCAGCTACCCGTACACCGTCAACCGCAATCCGTATGCACCGAACCTGTATATAACGGGTGTGTTTCACGATGATTTGGGTGTGTCGTTCGGGAGTGATGCCGTGGCGATCGTGCCCGACACAGCCTATGCAGCGAATATCATGGCAAAGTATGGTCGTTGGATGTTTGGCTTAAGCATGGATAGATGGGGCATTATCTTTGACGAGAAAGGTGCTGGGGATGAATTAATTATAGCTATCAAGAATTTACTATGGCAATAGCACGTATATATAAGCAGCCCGAAAGGGCTTATCTGTTTGACAGGGTTATACAAGGCTTGCAGGATGCGCTGGGTGCCCTGACATGGTTAGACCATATCTTCGGGCGTAGCGAGAGGCTTGTTAAGATGGTTGAGGGCCGCAAGTATTACACCCCGAATGTGTATGCTCATAATGGGGAGTATATCACGCTGGTGCCCGATAACACGATGTTGGGTAACTATTCGTTCTTCGTGTTGTCAGAACCGCAGCAGGTGAGCGTGCCGATGGGCAGGCAGAACAGGGTAAAAGCCCCGTTCTCTCTTATCGTATGGGTTGACACACGTACCATTGACCTGTGGTCCGAAAAGGATAGCCGTAACACCGAGTACATCAAGGAGCAGCTACTTAAGACAGTACAACGTGCATGGCTGCGTCATGGTGCGGTGTCTGTTGACAGAGTATATCAGTTGGCAGAGAACGTCTTTGATGGCTATACACTGGATGAGGTTGATAACCAATATCTGATGGCACCCTTTGCAGGTTTCAGACTGACGGGTGAGATTATTATTGACGAAGAATGTGATGAAGTATGAGCGTAATTGAGTGTGTTATCATGGTGGCGTTGATAGCCGCCTTTGGCGTGTTACTGATGAAGAAATGGGGTATCGCAGAGTATTTTCAGGTACACGGCAATCGGTTTTTCAGTCAGCTTTTTAGCTGCGATTTGTGCATGAGTTTTTGGACCTGTTTGGTGTTGTCGTTGGCACTGGTAATAGTGAACAGCGACCCGTGGATGATAATAACCGCCATCCCTGCCACACCCTTAACACGTATGCTGGTATGAAAGAGGTTAAGTTAGGAAAGCATGTTGTCAAGCTATACGATAGCATTGATGAGTTACCGATAAAGCGGTTTCACGCCTACAATCGCTTTCTGCTGGTCGATGCTGGTATCGGTAGCGATATTACCGACTTTGACAACCATGTGGCAAGGTGTGTGCAGTATTTCAAGGATGGCGATGCAGCCAATGCCGGAAAGGAACTGGATAACCTGCGGCAGAACGTCTTTCTTGTGTTGAGCCAGCAGAACCTGAAACATCTTAGCCTCGCTTGCCTGATTAAGGAGGTTGACGGTGTGGAGTATGACGATTTGAGCCAAGATGGTTTGCAGAGAGTTATTGACATGCTGGGCGATGCACAGACAAAGGATGTTACCGAGGCGATGGCTTCGGTCAAAAAAAAAATAGATGATGAGTTGATGTTGTACTTCCCCGCTTTGTTTGATGATGTGCGTACCAGAGAGTATTACGACATCGTAAAGCGGTTGACGTTGACACAGCTGGCGCAGATATGCGATGGTGAGGATGAGGGCCGAAAGCGGAAAGCGGAGGCGATGCAGCACCAGTTATTGGTATTCAGCAGCCCAAAGGTGTTCACGGGCCATGATGGACTGGAGGTTAAGCACGACAAGGATTTCGAGACGATGTGTCTTGTTATCAGTCAGGAGACGGGAGCCGATGCCAAGCGCATGACAACGTTGGAATATTACAACGCATACGAATACATCAAGAAGAAAGCCAGTAAAACGGCAAATAAAGCCCGCTAAGGCGTTTTTATGATGTCGGTGGGTAAGTTATAGGCAAAGAAGATAAAAGCCGCTTAAACCAAGTTTTTAATAAAAATAACTATATATGGAACAGAACCCGATACGTTACCAAGATTTGATTTCGCCCGATGATAGTATCGAGCGGCTGATAGCCCAGCTTACGTTGTTGCAATCATCGTATGAAGCCACGGCAGATAGTATCAAGAGCCGTGCAGCTGCAATCACGCAGAGCCTGAAAGCGGTGTCGGGTGCAACGCAGCAGGGGCAGGCGTACACACGTCAGGCCTCTGTGGAGACAAACAAGCTGACAAAGGCTTATCAGGACCTCAACTTTGCACGTACAGAGACCTCCCGTAAGATTATGGAGCTGAACATGGCAAAGAAAGAGGAGAACCGAATTACGAAACTAAATATAATCCTTAACAATACAGAGAAGGGCAGCTATGCTAACCTGTCAGCGCAGTATGCCCTGAATAAGATACAGCTTAACCAGTTGACGGAGGCAGAGAGAGCAAACCTACCTCATGCAAAGAAGCTGGAGGAGGAAACGAAAGCCATCTATGAGAGGATGAAGAAGCTGCAAGAGGCTACGGGCAAGTATAGTCTTGATGTAGGTAACTACTCCAATGCCATCACACGTGCCATAGGTGTCAATAGCCAGTGGTATAGTGGTATGCAGCAGATAAGCACCTTGTTTGAGGGTGGCTTTGCCGCTGGGCTTAAGAATGTCGGTACGTTGGTTGGGCAGTTGGGAAAGCAGTTCCTTGCACTACTGGCGAACCCAATCGTGTTGACCATCGCAGCCGTGAGTGCCGCTTTCATGGCATTGGCAAAGGGTATCAGTACCAGCGAGGAGAACACCAACACACTGAACAGAGTGCTTGCACCTTTCAAAAGAATTTTGGAGGGTGTACTGAATATACTGCAAGAGGCCGCAGGGTTCGTTTTAAAGGTCGTAGAGGGCTTTGAGAACCTCGCTATGGGTGCAAGTAAGCTGATGGAACGTTTGCCCCTTGTAGGCAATGCTTTTAAGGCTGTCAACAAAGAATTGCAGCATAACATAGACCTCGAAAGGGAGAAGCAGGCGTTACAGAAGGATAACCGCACGTTGACGAAAGAGGAGGCCAAGACGCAGTATGAGATAGCTGTGTTGAGGCGTAAGGCTCAGGAGACCGACAACCCAAAGGAAAGGGTGGCACTGCTTAATAAGGCTATCCGAAAGGAAAAGGAGATTGCCGATAAGCGCATAGCCTACACGAAACGTGAGTTGTATGTGCTCAAGGAGAAAGCAAAGCAGAGCCAAAATGACAGCCAGCTAAATGATGAGATAGCCCAAAAGGAGGCAGCATTGTGGAACCTGCGCACGCAGGCGGAGACACGTTCCCTGCGTATGGTTCGCCAAAGAGCCAGTGAGGAGCGCAAGTTGGCAAAGGGAAACACAGGTGGAGGCAAGAGCAACAAGACCAGCGATGTTGATGCAGCCAAAAAGGAGTTGGAGGAACTGCGCAAGATTGAGGATGCAAAGATTGAACTTGTCGAGGATAGTTACCTGCGTGAGCGCATGACTATCGTTGCTAACTACCAGCGCAAGATTGAGGACTTGCAGGGTAGTGAGCAGTATATTACCCAAATGACGGAGTTACTCTACCAGCAGCGAGATATGAAGCTGGCAGATTTGGCAGAGAAGCAGGCGAATGATGAGGCTGCCCGTGAGAAGAAAGACTATGAGGAGCGCATCCGTATCGCTGATGAAATGATAAAGAAACGTGAGGCGGCTGTAAGGGCTGGAGAGGAACAGATAAGCCGTGTTTACGATTACGATATGTCGGTGGCTGAGTTGGAGGAGAACGAGAACAAAAAAACCGAAATGCGTTTGCAGGCGGAGAAGAAACGTTTGCAGGCGTTGTTGAACTTGTACGAAAAGGATGGTAAGACACTGACCGATGTGGAGGTGAAAACCCTTAAGAACAGCATAGCAGCCATTAATCAGGAGTTGGAGAAAAACAGCAAGAACAAGGATATTTACGACCTGATGGGTTTCAACCTTTCCCCTGAGAAGAAAGAGGCAATAGATACCAGCCTGTCCTATGCTATGGACGGTCTGAATATGTTTATGGAGGCATACACAGCGGCAGCGGATAAGAAACGTGAGGCGGCAGATGCAGAGGTCGAGCGCACACAGAGCGTACTTCAGGCGGAGATAGAGGCCCGTAGTAAGGGTTATGCCAATGAGGTTGATACAGCACGTAAGGAGGTCGAGAACGCAAAGAAGAACCAGCAGAAAGCCATCGAGCAGCAGCGCAGGGCACAGAAGATACAGATCGCCCTTGATACGGCATCGCAGGCTGCGAACCTTATTACAGCCACAACCGTTATTTGGAAGCAGCTGGGTTTCCCGTGGGCTATCCCTGCTATCGCTGTAATGTGGGGGACTTTTGCCGCATCGAAGATTAAGGCTATACAAGCAGTAGGAGCAGGCACCGAGGAATACGGAGAGGGTACCGTGGAGCTGCTTGAGGGTGGAAGCCACCAAAGCGGCCATGACATAGACTTAGGCACCAAAGCCGATGGCACGAAGCGCAGGGCAGAGGGTGGAGAGTACTTTGCCGTTATCAATAAGCGCAACAGCAGGCGGTACAGAAAGGAGATACCCGCTGTCATTGGTTCGCTGAATGATGGCACGTTTGCGGAGAAATACCTTAATGCGTATGCAGGCGGTAGTATCAATATCACAGCCGATGCACCATCGAAAGACCTATCACGACTTTCTGATGATGTTCATAGCATAAAGGAACAGGGTGAGAGAGTTACATACGTAGATGGAAAAGGCAGGACGGTCGTTATGTATAAGAACGTAAAACGAATAATCAAGAACTGATATGGTTAAATATAGGTTCATATTATCCAATGGCGAGGAAGACAGAGTAAGCCATCCAGTCTATAAAGATGATTTAGGACTGGAGTGGGCTTTTGAGAGCCAGCAGTATTTCCGCAGGGCAAACCTGAGTGGAAACCTTAAATTTGTCGGTTCGGATTTCGACTGGCTGATGGCTGTGGATTTCGAGCAGAAGATAGGTGTTACGTTACAGGTTGATTGGGCTGGTAATGGTAACTGGTCTAACTATTGGCAAGGTTCTTTCCACCAAACCGATTGCACCATCAATTATGATAACAAGATTATAAGTGTTAAGCCAAACGTAGAGGATAGATACAACAAGGTGTTGGCAGCCCTTGAAAACGAATACGACCTTATCAAGCTGACACCAGCCGTGCAGCCTGTTAATATGACCCGCAGGCCCATGTTACAGGTGTATAGCGCAGGCGAGGAGGTGGTGAGCTGTTTCGTATCGTCAATGGCGTGGGAGCAGGAGTGTGATAGTGTTACCAATGCCAACAAACTGGTTAATGACTATCACTTTGCCAAAATCGGGTCTTATGTCGAGATAGGGTTCGATGATAGGACGTTCACGGGCACATGGATGATAAGAGGCAGAGAGGAGACCGGAGAGTGGAACGACTTTGGCAATGATGGAACCTACCAAGTAAATTACTACCAGCAGTATTACAACGTAGAGGGCGTAGAGACCTATATAAATGGTATCAGGGTAAGGGCATTAGGAACACAGACTTTGATATGGCAATACTCGCAATCAAGACTAAGCTATTACAGCCCGTTACCAAACCAGTTCACGCTGGTAGCTCAACAGAGTGGTTATAGTAATAAGCAAGCCACATCTATCAAAACGGATATTTACGGGCGTTGGTGCGTAGCAGCAGAGTTGACAGGGTGTTATGCCATACAACAGAACGATTTGGTGGCGTATAACCGAAACTATAAGTATTGCAAGCCTTATAATGGTGATGAATGTATCTTGATGAATTACGTGAGCAGTAACACGCCTACAGAGTGGGGTCTGAATAGTAGCGGAAAATATTACACGATGCCCGTCAACGAAACGCCTTATGCGTACAAGTATTTCCCCGTTTCACGTTCTAACTGGGGACGTGCTTCCCTGTGGTATGTTCAGGATGCAAATAGGAGGCAGGAGGAGGAAAGCCTGTATGTGCCCACATTGTTACGTGATGCGTTTACCATTGAGGCGGTAATCAAGGTTTTGCTGAATACTATAGACCCAACGATAACGTTTGATGCAACAGCAGCATATAGCCAGTTCCTTTTCGGCACAAACCCGTTGTTGCAGCAATGGGGGCGGCTGGTTATCACGCCAAAGAGCAATGTGTTGGTAGCGGAATATACGCAGCCATCGCAGAAAGCCATAATCACGCTGGCACAGGTGCTTAAGATGTTACGTAACTGCTGCGGTTGCTATTGGTTCATTGATGCGCAAAACAGGTTCAGGATTGAGCATATTCGTTGGTTTAAAAATGGCGGTAGCTACTCAACGCAAGGAACGGTAGGCATTGACCTTACAACGATATATAACAGCCGCAATGGTAAGACGTGGGCCTTTGGTACCAACGAGATCACTTATGAAAAGATAGATATGGCACAGAGGTACGAATATAGCTGGATGGATGATACCACGGAAACGTTCCGTGGCCAGCCTATCGAGATATTAAGTACATTTGTTGAGCAGGGAAAGATAGAGGAAATTAACATTGATGGTTTCAATAGCGATGTCGATTACATGATGCTGAACCCATCAAAGGTTAGTGAGGATGGTTTCGCCCTGCTATGCTGTGAGGTGGAAAATGGAGAGTATAGTGTGCCGATAAGTTTTGTTATTGATGTCCTCAATAGATGTCAGAATTACCTGCTGGCTATGGGTATCCTGCAATACTATTTCCTGCGTGATGATTTATCCGCATGGCATATAAAGATTAACGGGGTAGATACGACTGCTTTTGGCATACAGAGGAAAAAACAGCAAAAGGTAAAAATCCCTATGGGTGCCGTGGAGCCTGACCTGCAAAAGCTGGTTAAGACTGGCATAGGCAAGGGGGAGATAAAGACTATGAATATTAACTTATCAAGCCGTATGGCAGAAACAATATTGATGTATGATACAACGGAACAATAATTTATCACCACTCCCATTTTATAGGAGTTTAGAGGAGCAGGAAAGCGAAAAGTCCTACGCCTATGGGGACGTGTACCCTCTTTACACATGTCAGGGTTGTGTGCCACCTTTCCAGTGTATTTTTGAGCATACCAGCTCAACAGTGCAGGCTGTTATCCTACATAAGGTAGCGGACAACACAGAGGTGGATATTACGACAGCGATTGTGGAGGCTGGGCTTGTAAAGAAAGACTTTGCGCAGGATGGTTATGATGTTATCTATTACCCGTCAATGGGCATCACGGCATTTAGTCAGGACGAGGGCCGTTACTATGTGAAGATAACGCTATCAGGTGGCGAAACATATTATAGTGATATTTTCACCATGGTAGGTGTTATGGATGGCTACATCAACCTGATGTGGTGGGACCTGCAAGACCTCATTATGGATAATGCCCGAATAGTGTATAAGGATGGGGCAGATGTAGTCTATCGTAACCAGCTTTGGCTACAGACGCAACTCGGTAAGCCTGATTATGAGTTTACCGAAGAAGGGGAAACACGTGATGGGTATTTCTATCCAGAAAAGATGATAAGCGATAAGCATTACAAGTGTACTATCCTTGCACCTGAATATCTGTGCGATGTACTGCGTTTCGTGCGCATGAGCGATAGGGTTTACGTGACAGACCAAAACGGGGTGCAGTACCGCTGCGACACATTTCTGATAACACCGAAATGGCAGGAGCAAGGAAACCTTGCAAGTGTAGAGATAGAGTTCACCTGCGACACCGTAGCGAAAAAGATTGGCAGAGGTTACGCAGAATTGGGCGTGGACTTTAATGATGATTACAACAACGATTTTAATAACCAAAATTAATAAAGTTATGGCAGATTTTACAGCACTAAAAAATTCAATCCGCAATTACATCAAACAGAATGGTAATGCGGAGATTACTGGTGAGGTGTTACAGAATATCCTCATTAGTATGGTGGTAAGCATGGGTGATGGTGCAATCAATGGCATTGCCGATGGGCTTGCCAATGAGGGGAACGCACGTACCAACGCAGATGGTTTGTTACAGAATGCTATTAATAGCATATCAGCAGCATTGGGCGATGGTTATACGTATGCAGGTATTGCAACGCCTGCAACAACGCCAGCAAGCGGCAGAGTATTCTACTTAGCTTTGCAGGCAGGAACTTATACCAACTTTGGCGGGATTGTGGTAACTCAAGGGATTAATATCCTGAAAAACAATAATGGTACATGGCAGTTAGATAACGTCATAGGCATTGATGATGTCCCAACCGATGGCAGCGAAAAGCTGGTTACAAGTGGAGGTGTGTTTGCCAATATAGGCGCTTTCGACATTAGCGACTATAACAAGTCAGGCTCGACACTCGCAACTTATGCAAATCTTACAGCTGCATTAGCAGCACTTCCTTCCGAATACCAAAAAGGAGGCATGTCTGTTAAGTTCGTACAGAGTTCTGACAATAAGTATGTGCAGTATAGGTTAGTAAGCGACAGTTTTAATACTACTCCGTCAAACTGGCAAAAGTCGGGTGCTGAAGTTAGTGTATCACAAAATACACTAATGTTTGGGAACTCTGAAACTGCCATCCATACAGATTCTATGATTGCACTATCACCAGCATCGGTAATTGATAATTCAGCAATCAATGCAGATGGTAGTATCAGCACAGATTCCGCTTTTTTAAGCAAGGTAGTAGTATTTTCTTTGCCAGACACAGAAAGTGTCATAAGTCTTGTTATCCCATTGCCAGATTTTACATCACCATATATAAGTGGAGCATTATATGATGAAAATGGCAATCCTATTAAATTACTTGAAACAATATGGATTGCTAATTTTACATACAGATTCCTTGTATATAACAATTTTGGAGCAAAAACCTTAAAGGTGTGTGTAAAAGACACAAAAGTAGATGATTTAGTAGCAACAATCAATGCAGAAGTGATTAGAGGAGCATTTACTAATGATTCTTACGGTGTATATACACTATTAAATAGAAATTCTTATTTGGCCAATTCTGCTATAAATGCTAATGGGACAATCACAACTGATTCACAATGGCTTACATCTGGTGTGGTATCATCCTATACAATTAGCGAGGATAGAATTTATAAATTGCATTTCAAAGTGCCTGCTTTTTCTGATTCTTTTAGAGCGATGGTACTGCGAAAGAATGGAACCCCAATACTAACATTTGCCCCTCTAAATGGTACAGCAAGTGATGTTGATTTTGTTCTTGACACAAAAGGTGTTGATGCTGATGAATTGTTGATTTGTGAACTTTCATTAACAAGCGGGAATGCTATTGTTTCGGAATCAGCACCCTTATTGTATGCACAAAGTCCAACAAAAAACATAGATGCCATTTACAATGCAATGAATGGTGCAGATGTTTATACAATAAGTCAAGAGAGTGGAAAATTTGGTCTTATTCCGAGAATATATATAGAGGGATTGGCAAAAAGTGATGATGGGGCTATCATATCGTTAGACAATGGTAGTTCAATTATTCCAGAGCATCCTGATTATGTTAATACCCCAGATACAGTTCACTCATTTGGCTTTGATGTAAAAGCAGATGGTTATCAGTCTAAAAGAGATACGATAACCATTCACAAGCATTCTGCATCTAATGTAAAAAATAAGGGTATAAAGATAATGTGCATTGGTGATTCTTTAACTGATGCAGGTTATGCAGGTGTCGTGGAGTTTATTTTCAAGGCATTAAACCAAGATTATGGTAATAATGATATAAATGCCCTTATGGTAGGCACAATGAGTGATGCAGCAAATCTTACCCTTGGCAACTATTCATTTGCTGTAAGAGGCTTTAACGAGGGTAGAAGTGGTTGGGCAATATCTGATTATCTTAGACATTTCAATATAGTGACAGAAAATAAAACGCAGTGGGATATGCTTGGCCTTGGAACTATGACAAGAAATAGCGTTCCTACAAGAACTTATGAAGCATATATTGGAAGTGATGCACAAAAAGAATTGATGCGCACTACTTGTCACGGTTGGTATGATGCAGATCCAAGCGAAGAATTGTGGACTTGGCTCAAAACGGGTATATATTCAAGCGTCTTTAGTGGCAGTTTTGAATATGATGGTGTAACTTATGACTTAGGTAGTTCATATTCATCAAGTTCTGATGCTGCAATAGTCGCTGCCGTAAAACTAATATGTAGTAGTTCAACATTGTGGAAACCATGCCCATTCTATGATTATGACACAGTGCAGAGTTCTAACGGGCAATACGCATTTAATCTCGAGACATATCTAAATAGATACAAGACTATAGACAGTGACGGTACTACTCGCCTTGTTGTAGGTTCTACTGCTGGAACTTGGGTAGATAATGTCAATGACTTTGATGTATGTACGCCTACTCATGTTGTCATAATTATGAATGAAAATGATGCGAGATGGATTTCTTCTGGTACCCCTGTTGCCGATGATTTAAAACTATGTGCAGACCTCGTTGCAGCGTCTGACAATACTATAAAAATCTCTATTGGTAGCACAAGAGGTTACGGTGCTTTCCGTCCTTCATCTTATAATTCTGATGGCTATGTTGGCAATTTCTATGTTTCAAACAGAAGATTGCAAACTTGGACAGCATTAAGGAGCGTGTTGCAAAATACCAACTATGATTTATTGCCATTATATGCTATGCAGTCAGTAGTTGGTGTCGGAGGCGGAAGGGCATTTGACACACTTGACCAAAAATCCAAATTTAATATGGTAGGTGACAGGTTGCATACAGGAGAATCTGCTTTGTCATATCTTGATAGAGCATATCTTGTTTCTGCTTGGGTAATATCAACTTATGTTGAATGATTAACACCCTCTGTAAAACATACAGTGAGTAGGTAAAGAAAATACTTATTGTAAGAACTCAATACATAAGATTATGCCAGTAAGAAAAGTACAAGGAGGGTATCAGTGGGGTAAGTCGGGCAAGGTTTACCCCACCGCAGCCCAAGCAGAGAGACAAGGCCGTGCTATCATAGCAAGCGGCTGGCGAGAGAAAAAGTAGTATTAACCAGTAATCAGAAAGGAGGTGTAAGGTATGAAGAAGCAGTAGTATAGACGGGTGCCTGACAAGGACAGAAACAAAGTATAAATTACAAAAATCACCAGCCTTATGAATATAAAGAATTTAAAGAATAAAATGAAAACAGAAAAAGCTGACGAGCAACGGACGTACTTGCTGAGCCGTATCACGTTTGCCGTATGCTTTTTCGTTTCGGTGGGCATGGTTGTAGGCGGTTTCCTTGTACCACCTATGGGAGTTATTGATGGCTCCGTGCTAACCGCCATTGGCGAGTTGCTGCTGTTCCCTACCCTGTTGTATGCGTTCAGAGCAATAGAACTTGGCCTTTGTGTCAAGTTTGAAAAGGGCGATACCAAAATCGAGATTACACCAAACGATAATGAGGAGTAAGCTATGGAATTGAGGTTGCATAGGATAGCATGCCGTGAGACCTACACCATCGGCCAGTTGTTTGTTGATGGTGTTAGGTTTTGCGACACTTGCGAAGATACGGACCGAGGTCTAAGTCAGGATATGCCTGAAAGTGTTATCAGGGCAAAGAAGCGCAAGGGATGCACAGCAATCCCGAGAGGGCGGTATCGTGTAACGTTGGGGGTGCAGTCCCCGAGGTTCAAGAATAACCCGAACTATGCGTTTTGCAAGGGATACCTCCCGAGGATAATCAATGTCAAGGGGTATGATGGCGTGCTGATACATATCGGCAACAGCCCAAAGGACACTGACGGGTGTGTGCTTGTAGGCAAAAACAAGCAGAAAGGTATGGTGCTGGAGAGTAAGGTTACTTTCGTGGCATTATACAAGAAGCTGAAAGAAGCAAAGGACGATATTTACATTACGATTGACTAATGAGAAAGATTACGGTTATAGAGTTGCTGCGATGTGTTATGTGGGCTGTGGTTATCTGCCTGTTCATCGTAGGTGTTGCTGGCCTGCTGACGGGCTGCAAGAGTAAAGAGTATGTGCCCGTGGAGCATGTCGTTACGGAACACCACTGGCATACGGATAGTATCAGGCAGACGGATAGCGTGTTCCGTGATAAGGAGACGATCATCATGCAGCTGGATAGCGGTGCGATGTCTGCCTATGGAATACAGCTTAAGAGTGCAGAGAGAGCATGGCTTGTGCGTAGCAAGGAGCTGGAGCGGCAGATAGAGCAGCTAAGACACATGACAGCCAGTGCTGATACGGTCCGTGATACCATACCCGTGCCATATCCAGTAGAGAAAAAGTTGACGAAATGGGAGAAGCTAAAGATAGACATCGGTGGGCTTGCGATAGGCTTGCTTATAGCCCTGATGATAGTCTATTGGATAAGGAGCATGAATAGGTTTACGATTGATTAGTTCATATTTAATGAGTTATTGATTAGTTTCGTTCTTGGGGGAGCAGCGGCTTCCCCTTTTTGATGTTTACCGTATTAAGGTTTTCTGAATATGGAAATTCTGAATATGGAAAACCTAAACACTAATAAATTACTTAATAAATAAATTACTTAATAAATAATATATAATATATTCGCTACGCTCATATATGACGTGCGCATTTTTGGTTTTGATGTTTTTAAGGTTAAATAGGTTGTCAAATAGGTGGTCAAATAGGAAAAGGCATTTTAACGGGTTCTAAGCGGTTTGTTTATTATCGGGTGGTAAGTTATTAGGCAGAGATATAAAAACGGCTTAAAATCGTTTTAAATACAAAATAACGGGATATTTGCCAGTATGATGAGATAGATACCATTATAAGCTATAAAGAAAATAATATAATAGAGAGGGGCGGGGCGGTCCGAGGCCGTGGGTGCCCAGCAACCAAAAAGGCGATTTTGACGGGCGCAAGATTTAAAATATTTAAAAACAACGGAGTATTGATTTAAAATCTTTTAAAAATAATAGTAAAACGATTGTGGTTCCAAATATTATTTTTAAATTTGCAACGTCAAACAATTAAAACTCAAACATTATGAAAAAGAAAGAAACAAAGCAATTCAGCAGCAAGTTCATCAATCAGAACTTTCGTATTAAGGTTTTCGGCCATGATGAGAATGGCAAGAAGATTAACACCCTCATGGGCGTAAGTGGTATTATCAAACTCATTGGTGAGACGTTGTTTTACAAGTTTGTGCAGAGAGCATTGGATTGCATGCTTGATGTATGTGTGTGTAAGTTGCGCAGAGGTTTGCAGGTATCATTGTATGTTAAGTAAGGAGGGCCGTGATATGAGAAAGTTCGATAAGTTGGTAAAGCAGGTTGCTCAGGGTGTCGAGAACGAAATCCGTGAGAGTATCGCAGCAGGATGGGATAGCGCATCGTATGAGCAGGACTTTGGTAATACAACCGTCATGGTTGAGGTGGAGCTGGTTGGCAGAGGCATCGTGGTACAGATAAACGATGTGTGGATTGAGAGAGAGGACTGCGACCACTCCAGCCCGCTGGTTGTCGAAGCTATCAAGCAGGCGTTACCCGATTGGGTAGCCATTGAGAGACAGGTTGAGGAGGAGCAGAGTGCATACAAGTACGAAGCGGAGTATATGATGAATTAATTGCCCGTGCAGGGTGTGGGCGGTGCTTGCACCCAGCGGGTTTAACGAAAGGATTTAAAATAACATGGTTATGAAAAACGAAGAGGTTACAATAAGGGTTATGGTGAAATATGGTATCATCTACCCAGCAGCATTGATTGCCGCCTGTATGGTTGCGGAACTATTAGAGAGAATAATATAGTAAAAGTTTGTGTTTCTTTTTTTTATCATAGAACAGGGATGGCAGAGGCCATCAAGGAAGGCAGAGCAAACGATGCGACACCGTGAGGCGTTACCAGTGGCAGGTACTGGCTGCCAACAAAGTTATTTAGTTATTAATCTTTAAAACTCATTAATTATGAAAGAACTTTTAGAAATTCAGACACAGCTGAAAGTAGCCAAGGGGAAACGTAATGAGTTCCTCAAAGCAAATTTCCGTTCAGCGGAGGACATCTTGAAAGCCATCAAGCCATTGCAGGCAGAGTACAAGTGCGTGGTATTGCTTTCTGATGAGATTGTGGCAGTCGGTAACGATTACAAGCATCACAAGCAGTGGAACAAGGAGAACGCCAAGTACGGCTCCAAAGACAACGGAACAGAGAGTTACGAGGGCCAGCGGTATTATGTAAAGGCTACGGCTACCATCATCAACGAGAAGGGCGAAAGTATCAGTGTAACGGCTTATGCCCGTGAGGAAATCGAGAAAGCAGGTGTAGATGCATCGCAGGTAACTGGTAGCGCATCTTCGTATGCACGTAAGTATGCCCTGTGTGGACTGCTGGCTATTGATGATGGCAAGGATGAGGACGTAGCCCCAACCATTGACAAGGTGAAGCAGGAGGCGATGGAAAACGAGTTCAAGGAGGTAGAGCCATTGCTAAAGAAATGTGAGACGCAGCAGGAGGTGGTGGACCTGAACAATGCGCACCCCAACTTGCAGAACTATGCACCATACGTAACATTAAGAAACAACATTTATAGAGAAGCGAAATGAACGACCTACAAAGAACAACAGAATGGTATCTCGCACGAAAGGGAATGATTACCGCCAGCGAGATTGTCAACATCTTGGTTAAGAGCAAATCTAAAGATGAGGTGTTTGGTAAGACCGCAATATCTTACCTGAACGAAAAGATTGCAGAGCGTTTCATGGATAGAGAGCAGTTCATCTACTACAATGAGGACGTGAAACGTTCAACGCCTGCCATGAAATGGGGGAATGAGTATGAGGACACAGCGAGAGAGGTTTACGAAATGGCAACAGGTAACACCGTCATGGATGAGCCGTTCCAAAAGCTGAAAGGGTTTGAGGAGTATGTCGGTGGATCGCCTGATGGCAGACTGTCAACTATGGATGGTATCATTGAGATTAAGTGCCCGTATAACCCAGCTGTGCATCTTGAGCATGTAAGTTGGAAAGAGCCGAAAGACCTGTTAGCTGGTAATCCCCAGTATTATGCACAGGTGCAGGCGAACATGCTGATTACTGGTACAAACTATTGCGACTTCATCAGCTATTCGCCATTGTACCGAAACAGACTCGACTTGAGTGTACTTAGGGTACCAAGAGACGAGGACTATCTGAAAAACTTGCAGGAGCGCATTGAGCTGGCTGTAGAGTACATCAAACAGAAATCAAAGTTATATATAACCGATTAATTAAGTAAGCTATGTCAGTAGAAAGACCAAATTTGATTGTGTACGGCAAAGTGATAGCACTTAGCCCAGTGCAGGAGATTAAGAGCCAAGAGGCCGGAAAGCCTGCGATGAAAAAACAAGAGTTGTATGTGGACTGCACCAAGACGGACAGCATCACGGGTGAGATTATCGGAAGCGAGAACAAGCCAGTGCTGGAGTTCGGTGGTGAGAAGCTGGTGGATAAGATTGCAGCACTTGCGCTTAAGCAGGGCGATGTGGTCGGCATCAGGTTTGCGATACAGGGCACTCCATATCAGGACAAGACCACGGGTAAGAACAAGGTCTATACCGCCATCCGCTGCTATGACATCGAGATTGTGCGCAGAGCAGGGGAGGCACCAAGCCCAGCACCTGCACCAGCCAGTCAGCAAGCAGCGCAGCAGCCGCAGGCAGGAACCCAGCAGCCTACCACCAAAGACGGAAAGGACGGGCTCCCTTTTGATTAGTGGGGTGTAGTGCATTACTGCACCCCGACAACAAAAACAATAGAAGAATATGGAAACAAAAGTATGTTTTAAATGTGGTCGTGAGTTGCCTTTGTCAGAGTTTTATAAACATAAGCAAATGGCAGACGGACATCTTAATAAGTGCAAGGAATGTGCAAAGAAAGATGTTAGGACTAACTACGCACACAAGATTACTGACCCTGAATGGGTTGAAAAAGAGCGTATCAGAGTGCGTGAAAAATTCCATCGTCTTGGTTATGCGTTAACCCAAAAGCATACCACTCGCAGGGATTTTCCACAAGCAGAGAATACCGCAAGAAAGTTAAAGAGACGTGGTTATGATAATAAAGGAAAAGAGGCACACCACTGGAACTATAATTTGCCTAATTCTGTGCTCCTTATCTCCCGTAAAGCCCACCACGTTATTCATACTTGCGTAACTATGAGTAGAGAGGATAATTGTTGTTATACCAATGATGGCGTGAAACTCGAGACTGACGAGCAAGCTAAAAAGGTTTATGAGGAAATCCTGAGAAAGAACGGTATCAATGAGGAATTGCAAATTATCAATTTATAAGGTATGGCAAAGACGGTGATAATGACGAAGAACGATGGGCGGTTGACGTTTGACGTGGACCTGCCCTACGTTTTCTCACTCCTTAAGAATGGTAAGTACACCATCACGATTAAGAAAGCAAGTGAGAAGCGCAGTGTGCCGCAGAATGATTTGATGTGGATGTGGCTTACATGCATCGAGCGGGAGACTGGAACGCCAAAGGATGATGTGTATATGTATTACTGCAAAAAGTTCCTGATGAAAACGATTAAGGTTGGAGACAGGGAGGAGCGTATATACAACACCAGCAGCAAGTTGAACACCGAGCAGATGAGCGAATTTCTAACGAAGATACAAGCGGATGCAGCCACGGAGTTAGGTATCACGTTACCAAAGCCGGAGGATAGATTTTTCGAGGCATTTTACGCCCAATTTAATTATTAACAAATTAATTTAAAATTATGAATTTTGGTAAAGCTATTGAAGCCCTCAAAGAGGGAAAGAAAGTTGCCCGTAAGGGTTGGAATGGAAAAGGTATGTATCTTTGGTTGATGCAGCCAGCAAAAGTAAAAGCGGAATGGTGCAAGGAACCCCACCTGAAACAACTTGCAGAACAGAATGGTGGAGAGATTGAGGCTCTTGGTACTATTCGTATGTTGACAGCCGATAAGAAAATCCTTACTGGTTGGTTGGCATCGCAGACGGACATTTTGAGTGAAGATTGGGAAATTGTAGAAATCTAAAAAATTAAGTATTATGATTTTCAGTAAGATTAAGCTAACGAAACAGGGAACGTTGGAGGCCGTCTATAAGAATGAGGATGGCGATGTTATCCACCATGTCGGTGCCAACTTAGTGCACAAGGACCTCAAGACCGCTTTGCAGGGGCTTATCCCGCACCTCGCAATCATCACGGAGCAGCGGGAGGCATACAAAAAGAAGATGAAGGATTTGCGTGAGCAGTCCATCACGGACAGCGATGATAACATCTTCAAACGTTTGTCGGTTGAGGTGCTCTCGTTTTCCAACGACCAGCACAAGGTATCGCTGACTGGTAGCCGCATCCTGATTAATTCGGGTGTGCTGAGTTTGACAACCCCAACTATTGACCTGTGCGATGAAGATGATTATGAGTACCAAAATGAATTGGCCCTTGATGTTGATGCGGTGCTATTCGAGGCAAAGGCGTATATCGAGGAAAAGAAATGGGGCGTTAAGCAGGCAAGCATTGATTTCAAGGACATCGACCCGTACAAGAACATCGAGGCTGGCGAGGTGCCCGAGGTGGAAGCAAAGGGTAAGAAGCCAGCTAAGGCCAAGAAAGTTAAGATAGCCTAATTGAGTATGATTGCACCGATATATTTCACGTTGACCCCAAACTGCTACAAGGTGTCTTTCCAGTATCACCCAATGCTGGTTAAGTGCATTCGCAGAGTACCGTCTGCCCATTATGTGGCTGATGGTAAGTTTTGGGAGGTCGGAAAGCAAGACGTGGTATATCTCCAAAAGATGAGCGCATGGGCACAGAGTTACCACTTTGTGTCCACCGCTTATTGGCTGGAGGACAAAGAGCCAGTGCAGACCTATGAGGAGCTACCCATCCCCGAATTGACCGTGCCACATAACCTGCTTATTGAGCCATACGAATATCAGCGGGAGGGCATAGCCTATGCCTTAGAGAAAAAACGCTGCATATTGGGTGACGAGCAGGGATTAGGAAAAAGCCAGCCTTTGGATTCTTTGGTATGTACTCCTTTCGGTTTTGTAAGGATGGGCGATGTTTATACTGGTATGCCTATCTGTGGAGCTGATGGAAATAATTATCGTATCGAAGCTATATACCCACAAGGTGAGCTTGATGTATATCGTGTTACGTTCAGCGATGGAAGCTCTTGCGAATGTTCAAAAGAACATCTTTGGAATGTTAGAGATGAAAACAGGCGCAGGAGGGGAACTGGCTGGGCAACGAAAACTCTTGGAGAAATTTTGGAGAGTGGTATATATTTGAAAGCAAGCGAGAAAAGATTGGCAAGCGGAGGTCACCCAGTACCAAAGTATGAAATACCTATGGCAGAGCCAGTCAATTATCAATGGCAAAAGTATATTATTCCTCCTTATACGATGGGTGCAATTATTGGCGATGGAGCGGTACATAAATGCTCATCCATTTCATTCTCTTTACCAAAGGAGAAAGAGCCTATAATTGACCGTATAACTGATGAGTTATATCACGGACTTGGTGTTATAGGAGATTGCAGGAGAAAGGTGCATCGTTATTTTATCACAAAGAGTACTGCTGGCAATGCGATTAATATCTACACGGCAGAATTAAGAAGAATGAACCTCGATGTTTTGAGCTTTGATAAGTTCATTCCTGATGAATATTTGTTGGGTAGTATTGAACAACGAAAGGCTTTGCTTAATGGTTTGATGGATACAGATGGATCTTGCATTAAGAATAGGACGTGTTATAGTACAACAAGCAAACGACTTGCCGATGATGTGGTTATGCTTGTACGTTCTTTGGGTGGTATCGCTACTATCGCTGAGTATTATCAAGATGGGAAAAGTGTTGAGTACCGAGTAAATGTCAATACTCCATTCTGTCCTTTCTCGTCTGAGATATATAAGGCTAAAGAATGGCAACCACGTAAAGCGTTCAAGGTAACACGTTATATCACTGGAATTGAACCTATAGGTAAAAAAGAGTGCCAATGTATCAAGGTATCTGCTCCTGACAGCCTATATATAACAAACGATTTTATCGTAACGCACAATACGGTAGAGGCCATCGGTGTGTTGACAGCAAGCAAGGCGTTCCCCGCTTTGGTCGTGTGCCCTGCAAGCCTGAAAATAAACTGGCAGCGAGAGTTAAAGAAGTTCGGTGGCCTCAATGCCCTTATCCTCGATGATAAGAACCGAAGCACGTGGCAGAGGTTTTGGGAGATTAAGAAAGCTGATGGCAGACCATGTGCGGAGGTGTTTATCTGTAACTATGAGAGCCTGCGAAAGTTCTTCGTTTCCCGTATCAAGCGTGAGGGGCGTTTTACTCTGCGCAGTGTGGAGTTTGACGAGCGCATAAGCCTGTTCCGTAGTATCATCATTGACGAGAGCCACAAGTGTAAGACCAGCAGCACCCAGCAGTCAAAGTTTGTGCAGGGCATTGCTCAGGGCAAGGAGTATGTATTGGAGTTGACGGGAACGCCAGTGGTAAACAACAACATTGACCTGATACAGCAGCTTAACATCATGGGCAGACTTAATGACTTTGGAGGCTATACCAAGTTCATGGCCCGCTATTGTGCTGGAGAGCATAAGAGCAGCCACCTGAAAGAGTTGAATTACCTGTTGCGAAAGCATTGTTTTGTGCGCAGACTGAAAAAGGACGTGCTCACCCAGCTTCCTGATAAGACACGTAGCTACCTTGTATCAGACATCGACAACCGAAAGGAGTACAAAGAGGCTGAAAAGGATATTGTAAAGTACCTTGTCAAGTATCAGAGTGCGGACGATGAAAAGATACAGCGCACCATACGTGGTGCCATCATGGTTAAGATGGGTCTGTTAAAGCAGATCTCTGCCCGTGGTAAGGTCAATGGAGCGATAGACATCATACACAGCATTATTGATGGTGCCGATGGTCAGAAGCTGATTGTGTTCTGCTATCTTAAAGAGGTGGTGTTGCAGCTAAAGCAGGAGTTCAGGGATGCGGTAACGGTTACTGGTGATGATGATGCACAAGCAAAGCAGTATGCTGTGGACCGCTTCCAACATGATACGAAATGCCGCTTAATCATCCTGAACTACAAGAGTGGTGGTGTGGGTTTGACATTGACAGCAGCCAGTAACGTGTTGTTTGTTGAGTTCCCATGGACCGCAGCGGATTGCGTACAGGCAGAGGACAGAGCGCACCGAAACGGACAAAAGAACGCAGTAAATTGCGTGTACCTACTCGGTCAGGACACCATAGATGAATACATGTATAATTTGATACAGACGAAGAAAACCATTTCGGATGGTGTCACTGGTACTGATGATGGCGTGGAGGAACACAGAATAAAGGAGAGCGACCTGATATTTGGTGCCGCAGTGCATCTATTTGGTCAGAAATAACATAGAACCGATTTTAAAGCCCTCTAAGGTCGTTTTGCGGCAAAGGTGGGTAAGTTATAAGGAAAGGAAAAGAAAACGGCTTAGAGCAAGGATTTAAACAAAATAACGAATATGCAGTTTGGAAAAGACCCAGTTACATTTATGACGGAAATCTACCTCACGGACGAGGAGACAGAGCAGTTCAAGGAAATGGTGCGAGGTGCAAGCCTGCCCCATCGCAGAGTGTTCAACAAAGCATTGACAAGGATATGAGCAAGAAAACGACAACAAAGCCGTTGACGGAGCGGCAGATACAAATCCAGTGTGTCGGGTGGTTCAGGCAGCGATACCCCGAAGCGAGTAGGGTATTTTTCAGCGTGCCGAATGGAGGTGCCCGAAATGCGTGGACCGCTAAGAACCTGAAAGATGAGGGTGCGTTGAGTGGTGTTGCTGATTTGATTTTGCTTTTGCCACGACATGGATATGCAAGCCTGTGTATCGAAATGAAAAAGGTGGGAGGAAAACAGAGTGATGCACAGAAAGCATTTGAGCAGGCGTGTGAGGAGTACCGCAGTAAGTATGTGGTATGTTATAGCTTTGAGGAGTTCAAGGCTGTTGTAGAGGATTATATTGAGAAATAAAATAGAATGTCTAATTTAAAAATTGAAGATTATGTATAAGAAGAACATCGTGATTGAGCCGTGGATGGCAGAGAAAACAAACCTAACAGGTAACAAGTTGATACTTTTCGCTTTGCTATGGTTAGAGAGCAAGCAGGGAAAGGAGGAGGTGGCACCCGATTACAACGAGGTGAGCAGTGCGATGGGCACCAGTACCCCGACCATGTATAACTGCATCAATGATTTGGTGCGTTCGGGCTTGTTGTTGCAGACAGGCAAAAAGACCTATCGGGTGTGTGTCGAAAAATAAAAGATGTTAAAAGATTATGGCTTACGGTACAACGATGAGAAATAATGCTTATCTTTGCAGTGCTTTGTTAGGCACTCCAATAAGTCATAATGAATGAGTTTAAGAGCCGGCTGGCGGGTAAAATCCTGAAAACGGAAAGTAACTCCCCAGTCGGTTTTGTTTTAAAAATAATTAAAAAACAACGGAAAAAGGTACAACATTAAAAAAGTATTTTTAAATTTGCAACGTCAAAAAGGAGTGCGGTCCTGCCATTGTAGATAGATAATATTTTCAAAATCGTAACCGCAATCGTGTGGGGTATCAGTAATGACCCCGAGGTGAGCACTCAAGACCTGACAGCACGTAATTGCGGTTTTTTATATTAAACTCAATCGTTATGAACAAAGAACAATTAAGAAAGACCATTAAGGTGTGCATCGGGCTTGCGGAAGATGTGGAGGAGTTCCTGCAAGAGGACTACAGCACCGAGGAGTTGAACGAGACAGCGGCAAAGGCTGGTGTGGTAGTTATCAAGCCAGCAGGCTACATGATTGACGAAGCAGACAAAAAAGCCATTGCTGAGTTGTACGAGCAGCATGTGTCAATGACAAAGCTATTACGGAGGTATGAGAAAGAGAGAGCCAATGCTGGTATGTGATATTATCCGGCAAGAGTTCGGACAGCTATTAAATAAGGGTTATGACTATGGAGAAAGCAATCATCAGGAGGTCCAAGAATAGAAATTACAGCGTTATCTGTAACGAGGTCTTCAAGGACAAAAGTTTATCACTTAAAGCAAAAGGGCTGTATGCAGTTATCATGTCATTACCCGATGAGTGGGATTTCTCAATGCGTGGTATCTGTGAGCTGAGCAAAGAGAACTACACAGCCGTAAATAATGCGTTCAAGGAACTGGAGGCCGCAGGGTATTGCAAACGATGCAGGACAACGCAGAATGGACGTATCACTGGTTATGAGTATTTCTTTTTCGAGAATAAGGTAACAGAGCCGTGTTTGGAGTTTGCAAAGGATGAGGCCCTGAATGATGGTGTCACCGAAGCAAAGCGACCAAAGGAGGCAGCAAAGAAGCCAAAGGAGGAGGAAACTCCGTTCGAGGATTTTTACAAGCTATACCCGCTAAAGAAAAGCAGGCAGAACGCAGAACGGGCATGGAAGAAGCTGAAACAAGAAGATAGGCTCAAGGCGATAGAGGCGTTACCATCGTATATCGCTGATTGCGTCAGGGAGCAGCGCAGCTTCAAGCACCCAAGCACCTACCTGAACCAGCGCACATGGGAGGATGATTTCACGACCAGTGCAAAGGTATCGTTCTATGATGTGCTGCCAACGGATGATGAGCGCACAAGGAAATTCAAGGTGTGGATACGTGAGACATACCCGAACATAGAGCAGGCAGCACAGCCGTTGGGTTATCAGGACTTCATGGCTTTATATGCTGAATATGGTTTTGAGGACGTAGAGGCCCAGTTGCAGGCGATCAATGCCAATATTGGCAAGTACAAATACAGCGATATAAACTCAATTATTAGGACTAATTTAATGGATTATTGATTATGGCAAACAAAGTAATTAAATTGCATAACACACAGGCGGAGCGTGAGGTATTGAACGCCATCATGCTAAACCCGTATATATATGATTTCGTAGCGGATATTATAAGCCGTGATATTTTTCAAGATAGCGAAAGTGCGATGGTCTATGACCTCATCAGCAAGCAGGTGCGTGAGGGAAAGATGATTGATGCTGCGGAGATATTCGGTATCTTAAGTAACAAGGGTATTGACATAAGCCATTACCTGTTTGATATGCCGCTGGCAAGCGAGTTGACACGCCAGCGCATCCAGTACCTCGATGATTTGCGTGTGCGCACGAAGCTGCTGGCAGCGATGTATAAGGGGCAGGCGATGGTAACGGACACCACCATAACCCGTGAGCAGTTACGTGATATAACCAAAGAGGTTGACGGGTTGTTGGATAATGATGCAGCGGATGATGATATACAGCAGATTGGTGATGTAACCGAGGTTGTTGTCAATGATGCAGCAGACCGCAAGAACAACAAAGGAGAGCAGGGCTTAATGACGGGCTTACATATCTTTGATGCACGTTACGGATGGCATGCTGGAGACCTTGTCATATTGGCTGGTGGTACATCTCAGGGAAAGACGGTGCTTGCCACGACCATTTGTTATAATATGGCTTCCGATGGTGTGCCCTGCGTGTTCTATTCGCTGGAAATGAGTGCAAAGCAGTTGACAGCCCGCATGATGGCCCGACAGACGGGTGTCAGCAGCAGCGCAACGTTATACGGTAAGTTGAGCGATGATGAGTATAAGCAGGTGTTTGACGGGAGCCTGAAACTTAAGCAGATGCCGATATACTTTGATGAGAAGAACAAGACCAGCTTTCCAAGGATGTGCAGCAGCATCCGCAGACTGGTGAAGCGGTTGGGCATTAAGGTGGTTTTCATCGACTACTTGCAGATATTGGTTAATGGCATGAGCGAGAACAGGGAGAGTGCTTTGGCAGACATCGCCCGTGAGCTGAAACGTTTGGCTGTTGACGAGGGTATCTGTATCTGTGCGTTAAGCCAGCTATCCCGCAGTAAGGAGGATAAGAGCCGCCCACGTCTTAATCAGATGCGAGGCAGCGGACAGATTGAGGAGGCCTGCGATATGGCTGCAATCATCCATCGCCCGAACCTGACGAAAGATAGTGCCAACTTGTATCTCGATAAGGGACGAAACATTGGTGTGGCAAAGGACATTATCAAGTTTAATGCTAACCTGTCGTATTTTTCAGATTATGAGCAGGGCGATCCAACGGCACCATATAATGACAAGAAAGAGGATTTGCCGTTTTAAGGTATGAAGAAAGTAGTTTTATATTTTGATTGCAGCTGGGAGGACATCGACAAGATACGGGCACGTTTCGGTATTAAGTGCGGTGTTACCATCAACGGGGAGACCTGCGAACCAGTCGAAATCAAGGATGAGGATTGGGAGGTATTGCAGGAGACCGAACGCAGAGGGTACATAAAGATACGCAGAATTATTAATCAATAAATAGTAAGTTATGGAATACGTAAGTAATTTGGAAATGGTTTTGTATGTCGTTACGTTCATCATTGTGGCGGTTGGTATCTACCTCGGTATGCAGCTGGGAAAAGGTTTGCAAGAAAAAGAAGAAGAAAGGAATGATACTATGCTAAAGAACATGACGGTGCGGGAGCTGCTCGATGGTGAGCTGTTCCGCAAGGAGTTACAGGTACAGATTGACAATGAGGTGGCCAGCCATGACAAGATGGCACGTGAGGCGTTCCAACTCGGTATGAGGCTACAGAGAAGCCCACACCAGCGGTTGCGTGATAAAGGTGTGTTCAATGTGGATGATATGGTGGTAGCCTATAAGATGATTATCTGCAAGCAGGCGAAAGATTTTAGCAGCGCAGAGCGCACGTACATCAAGCAGGTGGTGATGATGGCCTACTGGCGTGTGGTTGAAACGTTACAGAAAAAGCAATAGCAATAATCCATATTTTTTAGTTGAGTTTGAATGTCCGTTGGCCGTGAGGTTAGCGGGCATTTTCTTTTAAAATCTTTAAAATTATACGATGATTGTTTTAAAATGTTTTAAAAAAGTTAGAAAAATAGGATAAAATGGTTGTGCTTTCAAATATTCTTTTTAAATTTGCAACGTCGAACAATTAAAAGTGGGGGCAACACGGTAAAAACTGCTAAAGTAATATGGCAACAACAAACAAAGTTTCAAAGAAGGTTATCAAGGTCGAGAACATTGAGGGTGCAGGCCAGCGTTTTTCAATTTATGAGGTGCGTGTGCGCAAGATTAAGGATGGCGAGATATGGACCTCGGACCGTTATCTTTCAGAAGATGCAGCAGAGGAAACAGCAAAGTTCTATAGGGAGCATTTTACTAAGCTGTATGACCAAGTGTGGGTAATGGAGCAGAGTGTATGGGTCAGATAAGGCCCATACCTAACCAAAAGTAATATATCAAATAATAAGCAATATGAAAAAGTACAAACTCATTTACCAGTACAAAGGTAGTTACTGCATGCAGTATTTCGATACCAAGAAAGAGGCTGATACGTTTGCGGTCCGTGATGACATCGAGACAAAGAGTAAGCCCCGTCAGGTAGAGCTGGAGTTCCACCATAGAGCCAGCCGCAGGGGTTATGTTACAAAGGATGGTGGTTATGATGAGATTTACTCAGGCAAGTTCGGTGAGGGTATCATCAGGCACATACCAAACGTTCAGGCGGATGTCAATGGTTCTAATAACTACCATGTGATAGATTTCTATATCGAAAAGAGATAAACAGCAAAGTATTAACATCTAAACTCAAAGCATTATGGAAACAAAGTTCTATCGTTTTTATGTAGTCGCAAATTTCCCTACATACAAGCATAAGTTTTCTTTTTCAGGAACAGATAAAAAGCAGACTTTTGTAAGCTGTGTAAGATTTGCAGAGGGATTTATCAAAGGTTATTGCGTTAATGCAAACCTGCCTATCTCAACAAACTGCGTACAAAGCATAGACGGATATATTTGGTGGCACTCAAAGACCAATGAAACGATGCTTAGTATTGAGGATGAAAACGGGAACACAATCCTTACCGAAAGTGATTTATAAGTAACAAACAAAGTATTAACAATTTAAACTCAAAGCATTATGGAAAAAGAAATAAAGAAATTTAAGGTGGGTAAGAAATACTCGATGCGTAGTGCGTGCGACCACGACTGCATTTGGACGTATCAGGTAATTAGCCGTACAGACAGCACGGTGGTTTTGCAACAGGTTCGCAATGGAAAGCCCTGTGGCGAACAGGCGCGCTTCCGTATCAACAGAAAGCTATCAGGCTATTACAAGGCAGAGGCAGTCCGTCCCCTCGGTACATATAGCATGTGCCCAACATTGACAGCAGATAACAATTAATATAAATCTATAAAGACAGATTCGTTATGAAAAGAAGAGCAAAAGTTGATGCCTGCCGAGAGTTGGCATGTCGTTCAGGTCAAATGATTAGCATGGACCCCGAACGATGGGGTGAGAACATGCTGGATAGTATGGAGTCAGGTTTGACGCAATTCCTCGAGAAATTGCCTGAGGAGGTGCGCAATGAGTACGAAGACCGTTACATCGAAAAGTATAAGGAATGGCTCTACGCTATGAGTCGTTGTTTCTCTCAGATGATAACGGGTGCCGGAGGTTGGAAGCCAGCAACATTTCGCAGACATGAGAAAACCAATGCAGCCGAGAAAGCAGCCCGTGAACGCCTCGACCAATGGTGTGAGAAAGTTATCAAACGTTGCAACCGTCAGGAACGTCTCACGGGTTGGGCAGAGGTTGAACGGTTACAGGATAAACTCGACAACCTGACAAGAACACAGGAAATGATGAAAGCCGCAAACAAAATCATCCGTAACAAGAAATTGGCAGAGGTTGAAAAGGTGGATGAACTGGTGGCCCTCGGGTTCAGTGAAAAAACATCGTTGGAACTTATGGAGCCTGATTTTTGCGGTCGTATCGGTTTCGCTGACTATGCCCTGCGTAATAACCTCGCTAAGATAAAGGACACCGAAGTCAAAATAAAACGACACACGGCTATGGCATCGAAAGAGGACAACGAAAAGGAATACTCATGGGGCATACTCCGCACCGACTATTCGGATGAGCGTTACCGCTTCATCTTCGATGGTAAACCAGCGCAAGAGGTTATCGACCTAATGAAAAGCAATGCTTTCAAATGGTCAAGGGCAAACGGAGCATGGCAACGTCAGATAACCGATAACAGCCGTTATGCAGTTGGTCGTATGGTTGAGAAACTGAATGAAATGTTTGCACAAGGCGTATTATAAGGGTCGTAGGGCGGTTTTCTTCCCTTTGGTGGGTAAGTTATAAGCCGAGGGGCAGAAAACCGCTTAGAACAGGTTTTTAAAGTAAATAAGGAAATGAAAGAGTACAAGGTAAGACAGCAGACCAGCACGCAAGAGAAACGTGAAGCACTTGGAAAGATTATCAAGGAACAGCGGGAGGCGTTGGGCTGGAGTGTTGAGCAGATAGCACAGATGGCAGAGATTAAGCCCGTAACGGTGGAAAAGATTGAGGCGGGTGCGTTTAATGTGTCGTTTGACATCATCGCCCGTGTGGCTGATGTGTTGAGCTGCGAGGTAGGACTAATCGTAAAATAACTGGAGATATGAAGATTTATATTGCGACACCAGTCAATGCCCGTAATGAGGCAACGCTGGAAGAAAAGAGGCTTGCAGCTTATTATCGAATGTGCGAAATAAGGAAAGAGCTGCATAAGAGATTGCCAAAGGCAGAAATTCATAGTTCTTTCGATAAGCATATAGCACCTATAAACAAAGAGTTGTGTAAGTCAGAAGATTGTATTATGGGTGATTGTGTAGCAGAGGTGATGAGTTGCGATGTTATCCTCATGGATGATGGTTGGGGCGATAGCCACGGATGCAAGGTTGAGCGATACACAGCACAGGAGTACGGAAAGGAGATTTGGACGTTACTGGATTTGGAGGCATTGAAAGGAAGTTATAAGCTATTATGAGAGTGTGATAATAATCAAGTTTGACGAATTTAATAAATAGGAGGAAAGGATATGGAGATTAAATTATTATTGGCACTTATTTACATGGTGCTGTGCATGATTTTGTGGAAGTTGCATCAAATACACAAGGGGCTATGAGTAATCTATGTAAGAGGTTGGCTAAGAAGAAGCCAGTGTGCGCCCGAAAGAGGCGGCAGGAGATATACAGACATTGCAGCAAGCTATACACAAGGTTCTCGGTGTACTCACCCAGTGGCAAGAATGTTGAGGTTAGCACATTGCAACCCATGACCGAGGTGGAGGCACAGAGCAGGTTTGGGTGGTTAAGTGTAACAGGTATTGATTAAAACAATAGAGTTATGAA